ATTCTAAGATTGCTGTAATGAAAACAAATATTGAGATTGGTAGTTAATGTCTAGATTTACTAATCATACCGATGGCGTTCCTGGACCTCAAGGTCCTACTGGTGCAACTGGTCCTGCTGGAACTTCTGGACTAGAAACTTGGACAAGATATTCTCCAACATTTTCTGCAACTGGCTTAGCGTTTACTGGTGCCAATGGTACATATCCAACATATAACTCTTATTATGTTAAGGCAGGCAAGCTGGTTAGTTTTGTTATTGAGGTTAATCTTTCTACCGTTACAAATTTCGGAACTGGACAGTATAAGCTACAACTACCTTTTACTCCAGCATTTGGCTATAACCATTTTAGTGGTTGGGTTTGGGCTGACCCAAACGTAGACCCAGACACTGGAACTGGACACACGATTCTTAATGTTGACCACGCAGGAATTACTGACGTACTAGACTTGCACTACCTAAAGCAGTCTGGTGGTGCCAACTCTCCAATTAGAGAAGGTTTATTCCTGCAGGGCACCCCAGTAACACTTTCAACGATTAGCAAAATATATGTTAATGGGACATACATAGCAGCTGATTAGTCTGCTATAATATATGTATGCCATATCACGTTGGAGAAAAGGGATCATACGGTTGTTCGGGTTACCCTGCCCTAAAAGATGACGGAACCGTAATGGGCTGCCACACTTCTAAGGAAGAAGCAGCCAATCAAATCTATGCTATCAATGTTTCTGAAGGAAACGTAGACAAGGCAGCACCATGCTGGACTGGATACGTTATGCGAGGCATGAAGCCAGGAGATGGCGGAAGAATGGTTCCAAACTGCGTTCCTGTTAGCAAAGACATAGTCTTTAATCAGGATATCACAAAGGCAGACTTTGTTGAAGGCGAGTTCGCCATGGGCGTTTCTGATGAAAAGGTTTATGTGGGTCAAGTGGTTCACGTCATGCGTGAAGGTATGCTTGGAGTTCCAGGCTCAGAGATGACAATTGAAGCAACTGCAGATGACCCTGCTATCCTAATTAGAATTTTTGAGCAGGATGAAGAAGAAGCCTACTGGGAAGAGACAGACATGTTCGTAGGATTTAAGGCTAACATGGCTACTAAGATTAGTCCACTTATGACAGAAGAAGACTATTATGGATCTCAGATGTCTAAGGCTGGCTACGCTCCACCATCTGGGGCAAGAGCAGCAGCTCGTCGTGCCATTAAGTTTAAGGAAGATGGCAAGGCAAATGGTGCTGGCACAGCTGTTGGCTGGACTCGTGCAGGACAGCTTGCAAGAGGAGAGAGTCTATCTCTTAGCACAGTAAAGCGTATGTACTCATACTTCTCACGCCATGAGGTAGACAAGAAGGGTAAGGACTGGGGCAACTCAGCAAACCCATCTAATGGATATATCATGTGGTTAGCATGGGGTGGAGACGCAGGATTCTCCTGGTCAAGACGCATAGTACAAAGAGAGATGGACAAGGCATTGTTCTCTGACTTTGGAAAAGATTATACAAAAACTACACGTATTACTAACATCAAGTAATTGTATTTTGATATAATTATTAAATGCAAGTAGATCTTAAAAGTATTCCAATTTATTTTATAAACCTGCCAGAGCAAAAGACTAGATACAAAAATATAGTCAAAATGCTAAGCAAGGCAGGGTTTAGAGACATTAGGCTAGTTGAGGCAATTAAACATACAACGTCCTACCTAGGAGTCTCCATGAGCCACCTAAAGGCACTGAGAATTGCAGAGCAGCACGGCTACCCTTTTATAATTCTGGAAGACGACGTTGATGTTAATAGATTTATTTATAATTTTTGGCTGCCAGATGAAACAGATATCTTTTATTTAGGTGTAGCAAAGTCTGGCAGATGCTTTAAGTGCGGTCTGCTTTCTATGGCTACTGGTGCTAAGTATGAAAAGTATAACGATACATTATATAGGGCAGTATCTCTATTCTGTGACCACGGTAAAATTTATTTTACAAAAGCTGCGGTAGACGCACAAAAAAGAATGATTGCTAAATCACTACAAGATAATATGCAGCACGATGTATACATGTGGGAAGAATGCAAAGATCTTTTATGTCTTACTACACGATTCCCAATGCTCTATCAAAATGACCAAGATCCAGATAAGACGCTATGGAAGCGTGATGAAACTCTGATTGATATAGAAGAATATATAAATAACAACAGAATGGAAATATGTGATGACTGCAACTCAAAACTCTAAACCACTAGCTCACATGTTCTGGGATGGGCCAATAACCACCTATCAAAAAGCTTCAATCTTGTCTGCCTATAATGCTGGCTTTCACGTTATTGTATGGTCCTTTACAATGCACCAGCTACCTCCAGAGATTGAGCAGCGTAATGCTGAGGAGATCTTATCTAGGAGAGATGTCTCACACCTACATTACCAGGGATGGCACAGGGGGCAGAGCGAGCAGCATAGGGAACGAGCACTATATAGCGACTTCTTTAGGGCTGAGGTTCTAGACCAACAGGGCGGATGGTGGTTTGACACAGATTTGCTATTCTTCAAGTCAGCGAATGAGTTTGAATCATTGCTTTCAAAGAATGTAATCGCTGGGCAAGAGCCTCACACATACTTTTCTGTCAACAATGCTGTACTTGCCTTTGGCAACAAGAAATATGCAACTCTATATAAGAGATACTTGTATGAGCTTGGTAAGCATGGTGGCGAGTATAAGTGGGGTACATTTGGACCAGGAGCACTTAACTCCATATTTAATAATTTAGATATGAAGGATGACGTAATGCCACAGAATTACTTCTATCCAGTAAATGTTGGTGAAAGAAAACATCTTTATGCACACTCTGCAATTTCTAGAAAGCTATGCTACGAGAAGACAGCTGATTCGTATTGCCTTCACTGGTGGAACAGCTCAGAATTTAACAAGAAGTCTGGATTTGGCGATAAGCCACATAACGGAAGCTTCTTGGGTATGGAATTTGCTAAGGTCTTCGATCGCTTTAACCAATCTCGCTAGCATTCTCACGCTGATAAGTTCTAATCTTGTGACAGTTTGAGCAAACTACTTCACACTTAGCAACTTCTTTCCAGGCCATTTCTTCACCATAGTTTCTTAAAACACGGTAGACGACATCAATCTTTTGGAATCCTGGCATGTGATCAAACTCAAGAACATAATGTGGGAAGTGTTGTCTGCAATCAGCACAGCCTTTCTTCTCTTTATAGAGATGAAGATCTTCTAAAACCACAGCCATGGCTTTGCGGTGCTTGGCAGACTTTACCATATACTTCTATTTTACCATTGTTTAATAATGAGTATATAATTGCTCTATGATTTCTATATATTATAAGCTGCCATGTGGTCATACTGTATCTGGTATCAACTATGAAGAGGTATTTGTCAATATTTTCTATCATCTTTGCCTTGACAAAGTCTACATGCAGTGATACCATATACATATGGAAAAAGAAATTGATGAAAACAAGGCATTTCAAACATTTGCCCTAGAAGATCTACAGAAGTTTATCGCTACTGCAGGAAAGACTACCACTGAGCAAGAACTGCTTGCCTGGCAACAGGGTTACATTGCAGGGGTAAACCGTGCGATGGGAATCAAGAATGGCTAGACAAAATAAGAGAGAAGACGCTAGGCTAATTCGCAGCGTTCTTCACAAGGCTAAGTCAGCGATGGTTAATTGGGTTGTTAAACTTGGGTATACGCCTACAGACGAAGAGATTCGTGCATGGCAAGCAGGGTACATTGCTGGTCTAAACCAGAAAAACTCTAACTAGTCTTCGTAAGGAATCTCAATTAATGGATAGGTTTCTTGGCATGACAAGCAGTAGTGAGTGTATTCTTTTACAACTGGTCCACCAAGAACTATCACATTAGCACGAGATAGGGCTATGTCATCCATGGTTGGATGTCCGTACCATATTGGTACCATATTTGAGCTATTGCATAATGGGCAGTTCATATAAACAATTTTACCATAGTTATAGAACTATGCTTAGATTAACTACATTTTTTTATTTAGTTATCAAAATGTAATATATTTCTTGACAAGAAATCAAAGACGAAGTTATAATGGATATATTAACTAAATAGAAGGAGAGTCGTATGACTACAGTTTATACAAAGCCTGCCTGTGTGCAGTGCGACATGACCAAGCGGTACATGGACAAGAACGGTATTGAATACAATACTGTTGATATTACCAAAGACCAGGAAGCATTGGACATGATCCTTGGTATGGGATTCTCCTCAGCACCAGTAGTGATTTCCGACAAGGGCAACTGGGCAGGCTTCCAGCCAGAGAAAATTGACCAACTAGCTGCTTGACTTTACTTACGTAGTAAAGTATAATTATTGAGAGAGAAAAGGTGGGTATGAATTTTATTAAACAACAATTGGATGAGCATGTAGATGAGCATGCACACGGCGAATTTGGCCTTGAGTCACTAGTAGAAGTTGTATTTGGTACAGAGCACATTATTGCAGAGTTTTTCTGGAATGCTGTTTTTATTCTAGGCACATATCTTTTTACTAAGGCTGTTGCACTAAGAAAGATTCACAAATACGTAGATGATAAGCATGGGGTAACCCATAAAGATGGAGGGTACTAATGGAACTAAGACCATTAGAAGATAAGGTTGTTGTAAAGCCTATCAAAGAAGAAGAGACTGCTACAGCATCTGGATTTATTATTCAGAGAAACGCTGATGAAAAGCCGTCAGAAGGAATTGTGGTTGCTGTTGGTCCAGGCATGGTGTTTGGCAATGGCAGCAAGCTAGAGATTGATCTTAACGTTGGTGACAAGGTTGCCTACTCTAAGTATTCTGGCGTAGAGTTTGAAGACTATTTGATTTTGCCGTATAAGGATATTCTAGCTGTTATTGGGTAGCATGGATGGTTGATATTGTTTTAATTTATCTTTGTTAAAACAGTATTGACCATTTCAGAGAACAGATCTTTTTCAGTCTTTGCATCCCAATTCCATGGGTCCCACCTGCTACATGTAAATAAAAATTCAAATAGCATATCGTCTTCGTATACTAACTCATATTCTTTTTTGGAGTCATCCACATTTTGGTGTATTAGTAGAAGGCGTACATCGTTCCCATTGGATACGTATGGCTTTGCAAATTCACGCAGCATTTCTCTAACGGATTCTGGTGATCTGTCAGTGTCGTTTGGTAAAGCTTGATAATAGTAAACAAATATGATTCTTTGTTCAGACAGTGATTGCATTCTGGATAATCTTTTTTTAAAATTGTCCATAGTGTCTTTGTTGTATGCGATGTCTCTGTCATGGAAGAAGTAGAATCCATTAAACCTTTTGCAAAATATTTTGCTATCGGTATTGTATGCGACATTGGTAGCTGCATAGTATTCCTGGTTTTGCGGTAATCCTGGGTAGTAGTCAAAGTCATAAACAAAATACTGTGGATCTGAGATCTTCTGATAGTTATCTTTTTCTGCAGATAGAATTCTATCTAGTGTTGTACCTGTCCAAGAGTATGGGGTATATTTTGTATTTAAACTATTATCGTTTATTATATGTTGTGCCAAGCAGGTTTCACCCAAAGATAGCCATAGCCAGGGGGCAGAGTTTGTCATTAAATAATTTTATCATGCTATTGACAACAACTTTTAAGATTGATATACTATAACAAATTAAGGAGAATAATGGAAAACAAAGTTAATGTATTGGATGAGGGATATGTACGTTTGGTTGATACTCTTGGGGATGATCTATCTATCGTTAATGCTGCTCGTGTATCGTACGATAAAGAGTCTAAATCGTTTGAGTCCAGAGACGAGAAGCTTATTAGCTTTTTGGTTCGTGAGGGGCACACGTCGCCATTCCGTCATGCAGCACTCACCTTTGAAGTATATGCACCGTTATTCGTCGCAAGACAATGGTGGAAGTATGCAGTAGCCTCAACCCATGTAGACGACCAGAATGGCTGGAATGAGTCATCACGTAGGTATATTACTGAGCATGAGCAGTTCTATGTTCCATTGCCAGATGCTTGGCGTAGTAAGCCAGAGAATAGCAAACAGGGTTCTGGTGACCCTATTGATGCAGAGGTTGGTCAGATGCACTTCGAGCGTCTAATCAAGACTATCGAGGCAGGCACAAGGATGTATCATGACGCTATGAATGATGGGGTAGCACCTGAACTCGCACGTCTATTCCTCCCAGCCTATGGAATGTATGTACGCTGGCGTTGGACAGTCTCGCTACAAGGAGTTATGACATTCCTTGACCAGCGACTAGAGCACGATGCACAGTGGGAAATTCAGGAGTATGCCAAGGCAGTTCGTAATCTATCTGAGCAAGCATTCCCTCAGACACTGAGAGTGCTAGGTTCACTATAATGATTATTGGTCTTAGTGGATACGCACAATCTGGCAAGGATACTGTTGCAGAGTATTTGGTGGAGCATTATGGCTACCGTAGAGTAGCCTTTGCAGATCCAATCCGTAAAGCACTATACAATCTTAATCCAAAGATTGATATTGCTGACATGGTTGGAGTTCCTCTGGCTACTGCAGTAGATGGTCTAGGCTGGGAGAATGTTAAGGCAGATAGCGAAGATGCCAGAAAGCTGCTTCAACGAATGGGGACAGAAGTTGGCAGAGATATGTTTGGAAGCAACATCTGGGTATACAAGGCGTTCGAAGACAACAAGGTCACATCGGATGAAAAGGTGGTCTTTACTGACGTACGCTTTATGAATGAGTATGACCACATCAAGTCCTACTATGGCAAGGTATGGCGTGTAGAGCGTATTGGTGTTGGCCCTGCTAATGCTCACGTATCTGAAAGCCAGCTAGATAGCGTATCCTTTGACGGTATTATTACTAATAATTCTACTAAGGATGATCTATACGAAACACTTGACTATTTGATGCAACACCTGTAGAATAGTAGGTACAGGGGAGTTAGCTCAGCAGGTTAGAGCAGCGGACTCATAATCCGTCGGTCATGGGTTCAAGTCCCATACTCCCCACGAGAGGAACATATGAAAAACACTAAAGTAAAAATTGGTCCAGAAACATTCAAGATTGAATTTAGAGCCACCAGAGATGATGGACTACTTAATGATAGTAACTACGGATACACGCTAGACCAGAGCAACCTTATTGTGGTTGCAGCTGACATCAGCGAGAGTAAGCAGAAGGTTACTGCGTTGCATGAGATTCTTCATGCTGCACGTATGATCTACGAGGGAACCAGTGCACCTAAGAAAAAAGATGATTACGAGACGTGGGAGCATCACTTCATCAGTATTTACGAGAAGGCAATGCTAGTAGTCATAAGAGATAATCCAGAGTTGATATCTTGGTTACAATCAGAATAGAAGATTATCTCCCAGTATCGGCTCACTCTTATAAGGTGTAGAAACCGTAGTTGGTGACACGTTGGTTCAAGTCCAACCTGGGGGACCAAGCTCTTGTGATGGAATGGCAGACATACTAGACTTAAAATCTGGAGACGAAAGTCGTGTGGGTTCGAGTCCCACCAGGAGCACACAACCCTTCATAGCTCAGTGGATAGAGCAGGACACTTCTAATGTCAAGGCCGTAGGTTCGAATCCTACTGAGGGGGCGGAGGAATTATGGCAAAAGAATTATTAAAATTTGGATGGTGTATTACTGGTCACCACAAAGAGTGCATAAAAATATTACCCAGTTATCCAGATATAAACTGTAGATGTGAATGTCACAATTAAGCAGAAACTAGTCTACGCTTAATTGGATCAAAGATCTTTGGGTGCTTTTTGCTAGCCTTACCGTTTTGACGGTTGGAGTTTCTAACACCAGAAGATTTTCCTTTTTTACCTGCCATGCTTAAATTATAACACAGAGGTAACGATATATGACAAGTTCAATGATATAATTGTATCAATATGGCTAAAGTATCGTCCCTATGGGTAGGGAACCCAATGACAACTGCTCACGGAGTAGCTCTAAGCTCTTTTGTGTATTATGGACACGAGGTCAAGCTGTACCTGTATGATATGAGCCTTGAAGTTCCGCCAGGGGTAATTAAGGCAGATGCCAATGAGATTATTCCAGAGTCGGAGATATTTCTTCACTATGGAAAGCTAGCTCCATTCGCTGACTACTTTAGATATAACATGATCGAAAAAACAGGTGAAATGTGGGTAGATGCTGACACCGTATGTCTTTCAGACTACTTCTTCGAAGATAAAGAGTACGTGTTTATAGAAGAAATGCCAGGATTTTATGCACAAGGAATACTAAAGATGCCACCTAATAGTGACTTATGCAAGTTTTTAAAGGAAAAGTCTACCCAGTTAATTGCAAATAGGCAAGATAGAAACAACTTTAATGCAGAAAGCTGGACACTAGAAGATTCTAAAAATTGGATTTTCATAGGACCAGCACTCCTGACCGAGGCAGTAAAGAAGTTTTCACTACAAGAGCATGGACAACCAGTGTTAAAGGTAAATGGCCTTGACCTATCTGTACTGGGAGAGGACCCACACGATCTGCTTTGGAATCCAGAAAGACGTAACTTCATGTCGGATAGAACTAAGTCATCAATATCACTGACCTTTTTTAATTCGTCATTAGATCTTAGAGGTCTTGGGGAAGTAAAGAATAACCTAGTAGAGGGATCGCTCATTTGGGAACTTAAAAATAAGTTTGCTTATCCAAATACATTTAGGTCACCTGAAGGTGTTTTGGCATAATGAAGATTTTAGCATACGTTCATGGTTACCCACCAAATCTTAATGCTGGGGCAGAGATGATGCTGCATCAGATATTGTTGGATCTGAAGTCTCGTGGGCATCAGGTTACTGTAATGACCCAGAACCCAGGTGCCAGAGAATACGAGGGAATTCGTATTTCTGACAGCTCTCTAGACATTTATGAAAAGCTATTCGAATGGTGCGACATTGTGATTACACACTTAAATCTCACAAAGGATGCTGTAGAGCTTGGCAAGAAGTATGAAAAGAAAATTGTCCATATAGTTCATAATGATTTTGTTTATTTTTTACACAAAGACTATAAGTTTAAAGATAAAGAAGTGCTAGATAAGGATGCTGCACACCTAGTGATAGCAAACAGTGAGTGGATAAAGAATAGCATTAATCCAGCTTTAGATACTATTGTTGTAAATCCACCGACCAATCCAGAAAAATACAGTTGTGATACTGACAGACGCTTTATTACACTAGTTAATTTAGCAGAAGATAAGGGCAGCTCTTTATTTTGGGAAATTGCAAAAAGAATGCCAGGGGAAGAGTTTTTGGGTGTCAAGGGTGGCTGGGGCAAGCAAATAACGCCTAAGCGTCTTAACAATGCCACCGTCATGGGGAACACCACTAACACTAAATCATTCTATGGCCTTACAAAGATACTGGTCATGCCATCATACTATGAAAGTTGGGGTAGGGTAGCCATAGAAGCCTCATGCTCTGGAATTCCTGTGGTGGCTGCAGCAACATCTGGGCTAAAGGAATCGTTGGGTTATGCAGGTATTTTCGTAAATGGGCATAATCCAGATGACTGGATTAAAGCAATAAAATCATTAGACGATCCAGATGTTTATGCCAAATACTCCAAAGCCACCAAAAAGCGTTCAGCTGAATTAGCTAATATATTTGTAGCCCAGATGGACCTTTTAGAAAATAAACTATTAGGCATATTAGACAAATAACCTATTGACTTTTCTCACCAGATTAAGTATAATTGTTTGGAGGAGAGATAATGGCTTTAGCTAAAATTAAGGGTAAATCAGCAACGTTTATGTGCTGGCACAACACTGACTACGAGATTGTAATTGACGATAGTCTTAGGTTCTTCGTAATAGATTCCCCAAACTATACTGAAGCAATTGACTCAAGATTTGAAGTATGTGTGTATCACCCATCATTTGAGTTTGAGTGTGTATATATTGCCAATAAAGACGACATAGAGTTAGTGGAGATGTTTTGAGAATTAAATCGTATTACGAAGGAACTATGGATGAACGGAAGCGTATTCTGGACGGAATACAAGAGATTGAAGACCAATCCCATGCTACAAAGACACCTATATTCCAGGATAATCTACTAGCCTTGGTCAGGGACGTTGTGCTGGAATCCCATCCACCAAAAAGATTTAGAGATATTGGAAATGCAGAATAATGCCTATTCATGTAGATATTAAGATTAATAACGATGTGATTAATCAGCTGCACATTGGTAGAATTTCTGGCGGTACAGAGCCAGACGATATCAATACTTATTTGATTGTAGATGGAGAGCTTCCTAGGTCACATTCTGACTGGCATGTAGATGGTACTCCGTTTACTCATCGCTATGGTGATGGTGCAGAGATTTGCGTAATGAAAGGTATGGAGGCATTGTATGGCAAAATTAGTTGAATTCCACATACCATGGCACAAACTGAGTGCACATGCAATTATTGCCAATAAGATTGACTTTTTTATTGGTAAGGGCGAATCCTGGGGTATTGGCATTGGATACAGCCACTATGAAAGATCCCTTACGATACACATACTAAACATATATGCTGGATTTGAAGTATGGAGGAAGACTGATGAGCAGGATTAATGATTTTGATAAGCTACCTGAGCCAAGGGGGTCACACTTTGCTGTATTCGATGAGCTGCCAGATGACTATCATAAGAAGCCAATTACCGTAGCAGAGGCGATTGAAAGACTTAAGCAGCTTCCACAAGATAGCAAGCTGATTGTTCCAGACTGGGATAGCGAATATATGGGTACACACTATACCCACGTCTATGGATTCTCTAATAATGGCCATGTACTAAATGGTCTTTGTAAAGAGGACTGGTACGAAGAAGATGAGTTGGATTATGAAGAAGAGGAGGATGAGAATGATTGATACTATTGGACACTACCAGGAAGACAAGATCAAGAGTCTTTTTATTGGTAGGAAAGTTGTAAGGGCCGAGAGTTCTGAGCTTACCCTGGATGATGGCACCATTCTACAGATCATTCCCAATGAGGGCGGATGCAGTTGTGGGGCTGGAGATTATTACTTGGATAACGTTAGTAAGTTTGATAATGTCATTACAAATGTAGAGATTAAGGATACTAGCGGTGAACCAGGTACCTGGGATGAAGACGCTCACACATACCAGATATTCGTATACTCTGGTGGTATCTCCACATCAGTAGCTGATATCAAGGGTGACGATGGTAATGGATACTATGGCACTGGATTTGACATTTATGTAAAGCATAGTCCAGCACCATCTAAGCCAAAGGCAGAGTTTGTAAACATTTTCGATAGTGATAATTGGGAAGAGCAGTGAACGAAATGCAACAAGAGATAGTTAGACTATCTAACATCTGGATGCGTTTTGTGGGGGTAGACCATCACAAAGATCGTGACTGTCACTGGTATATCCAGAAGTATTATTCCTATGGAGAGAATCCATACTATATGGCATGGCACCATGGCTATATTGGTGATGACTTTGAGGGTAGCAAGTGTGTTACCCTGGAAGAAGCAGAAGAAGAGCTTCTTAATGCTATTAAGTTTCAAATCCACAAGGCAAAAAAGTGGGTATCTCGTAATCTAGAGGAAGCAAAGAGCATTAGCCCAGATGATGAGTTTTACTTTATGGGTAGCGTAGAAGAGTACGAGCGTATGATTAACATATTGAATGAGGCATAGCTAATTATCTAGTAAAGAACATTAGAGTGTTTCTAAGCCAAAGACCTTCATTAAACAAAAATCTAAGCTTGTGAGACAGCTCTGCATCAAAAGTCCAACCACGCTTCTCTAGCTGAGCAATTACATAGTCATTATTTTGGCAGTTTACGTGTCCCAACCCTGGCTGACCTTCAATTGCCCAAGAAAGAATAATATGCTTAGATGCATTGTTTGAGACATTGTCTATAAATATTTGCTCAAACTCTTTTGGTATATGTTCTCCAACTTCAATAGAGATTGCCAGATCGGCTGGCTCTAGCTGGAATGGTACACTGAGATCTTGAACTACTACGTTGTCATAAACGCCATTAGTGTTGTGACCTTCAAATCCAGTTGCCTTTACATTAGGAACTCTTTTGGATAACTCATAGAGATACTCTCCATTACCACAGCCAAAGTCATAGACGGTGGTTATGCCATTCTTTCTAACGTAATGGTTGATTATCTTAGAAAGATCTAAAGAAAAGTAGTGCTCTCCTGGATTATTCTCAATCCAAAATCCAGTATCTGAAACTATATTTGCCATTTACTAATTATACCACTTCTCACAAGTTCGGACGCAGAAAGCTCGGCGGTATATAAGAGACACTAAACTACTCCGTAGTGATATACTTAACATATGCCAAATCCCCATATCTGCAACTTTATATTTAAACATGATAAGCCTATAGCCTCCTGTGAGTGTGGAGCTTTTAAGAAGAATCCATACTATGGTGCTAAATGATCTGGAGCTTTATTCTATCTGGAATAGCAGTCCTAGGTCTGTACCTAACTGGCAAGAAGAACCCAATAGGCTGGCTAGTAGGTCTATTTAATTCAGCTCTTTGGGTTATATACGCCATAGCCACAGCCCAATATGGATTTATGATGTCCACGGTATTCTTTGTGATAGTCCAAATAAAAAGCTATCGTGAATGGACCAGGGGTATTGACAAGAAGCCAAATTCCTAGTATACTTGCATTAAGCGTAAAATACTTTTCATTTAAGGAAAACAGTGAAGCTAGACAACTATACAACATCTAAGATTAAAGACCAAATTGAAGAGTTTCTGTTCATTAAATGGCTAAAGAATGATCTAAAGGATTGTAAGGACCCAGAGATTAAAGAACTCTACAAGCTCTACTATGAGATTATGTCAAAGCAGGTGAACATAGTTGGGTAAGCAGCACTGTCCAGTATGTGGCTTTCTGATGATAGCAGAGAAGCAGGGTAATGAGACTGTATATACATGCCCTAATCAGAAGTACGAGACTGTCAAAGAGTCATCTGGAGTACACATGTCAGAGAATATGCTAAATGCTCTCAAAGAACTAGGACCTAACTTTGATCTTATTAACTGGATAAAAAATTCGGGGAATAGTAAAGATGGTTCGTAATACCTATAGAAAGAATAACCCTATATGCAAGAAACCCTAGTAGGAATAACACTGATTGGTTTGTCTATTCTCATATCCTGGATATTGGACAAGTATAAGTAATGACAAAGTTTAGATATCCAATTTTCCCTGATAGGACATATACTCTTGAGTATGAAGACATCACATATGAAGTATCAGGAGAAGAGATTTTGGCTATTTTCTATAGACAAGCTAAGCTAGAAGAGCTTTTGAAATAACCCCATAGCCCACAAACAGATCAATACGATACCCTCCCAAAATGGCATACAAGGCTTCTGAGAGGTGTTTCTGAAGCAGTTATTTGGAAAATATATCTTACTGATTATATAACGATTTGGTGTATAAGTGGAGTGTTGTGGAGGATAGTGGATGATTGAGCATCTTTAATAGGCTTCGTAATCATTTTCCCAAATCCCCCTATCCCCAAATAGCCAAATCATTATATCTCCAAATCCCCAAATTGTCAATAGCTGTTATCAATTTGTTATAATATATAGCCCAAATTGGCATATCAAAATGTAACAAAACGATAACAAAATATCCAAATTTGTTTAATTAAATATCAAAACATATCAGAAAATAATCAAAACAATCTATTTCTATATAGGGTGTATTTACATATAGGGTGTATTGTTATATAGGGGATAATTGGTATGGATCGTAATCTTATTTATACCCTGGCCCCTGGCCAGCCCCAAAAATTGGGGGCATTTATAAGAAGGATCGTAATCCCCTATAGTACAAATACCCTATATACAAATAACACATTAGCTGATATCCCAATTTGATCAAAAACTTTCAGCGATTTTTTAGCTAGGGATCGTAATGTCAAATTATATAAATTTGGATATCCCAATTTGGGAAAAATAATTTGGGGATCGTAATACTTGGATCGTAATGTATTTGTTATATATTGCCTATTGACAATTTGGATAAAGTATGGATCGGCCCCATGAGATCCCCTTTGTCAAGTAGCAACAAAGGGGAATCCCAGGCTTATGCTATTCCTCTGTGCCTAGCAAATCGTCTAGGCTTTCAAATCCGTCTTCGCTGTCATCTAGTCCTAGACCAGCAAGCAATAGGTCAAAGGTTTCGTTGATAAACTGCTCTGCCATAGGTGACAACTCTACAATGTTTGCCGAGATAATGTAAGCAAGTGGCAAGCCAATGTCGTTGTATTCGATAAAATCTTGAAACTCGTCATCTTGGCGATAGTTTAGCCATAGGTCAGATAGAATGTTTGCCTTGTCAGTAATTGATGTCGCCATTTGTTTCTTCCTTTTCGTATTTTGAGGCTTCCGCCACTTCTTGAACTCGTCTGTATGTTGTGTTGCTATGTCTTGCTAAATAAATCCCTACTTGCTCTAAGTCTAATGTTAGGTCATTTACCAGCCTTGCTATTTTCTCTGATACTTTCTCAGCCTCGCTTTTTCCTCTCATACTACACCTCACTTGCTATTTTACCAAAGTTTGTTGGGGGTGTCAAGAGTGAAAGTAGTAAAGTCTCTCAACACCCCCTTGGTAACACCCAGCTACCCCTAACTAGGTTTGTTACCGTATCCCTAGGAGTAATCTCGACTAGGGAAGTCTATTTAGTTAATCTTTGTACTTGGGGAATCCTTCTAGATACATCTTGATACTATCAGGCATTACGTTCCAGTAATCCTGTAGGTACCCCTGCATGCCGTACCAGCAATCCCCATCCTTGAAGTACTCATCGTTGTTTAGGCCCAGTGCACGAATCTCATCGATCGATAGACTGTATGGCTCAGCTAGCTCCTCGTGGCCAGCACCTTCATAGGTGTAGACGTGGATGCTCCATGACGTAGGGTCATAGTACCATTGCTGAGTCTTTGGGTCCTGCACCTCCTGCATGAAGATGTTTAGGTCATAGTCTACTAGTGTACGTCCTGCATTCTTATTACGCAACAATGTCTGCGTCCTCTCCATAGATGTCCTTCAATGCTACCACGGTGTCGCATGGAATGTCAATATCTCCGTACTCACATTCTGGGCAGTCTGGGTTACCGTCTTCAAAGCCTTCTTCTTCAGTACAGTCACAACGACGGTATACCCAAGTAGGAATCTCTGTGTACTCATCTTCCCAAGGATTAGTAGTGATGTAGTAGTGGATACGGTTTACGAAGTGATAGCCTGCTACAATGTAAGTTCCCTCGTCACCGTCTACCTCTGTCCAGATATACTTGTTATCTGCCTTCTGAACAAACTCTACCTCGTCACCATAGGTTTCGAAATGAATGTCAATATTATTAGTGAGGTGGTTCTTGATTGGCTTGAAGGTGTCTGCCCACGCACCGTAGGTGTAAAACTTGCTCATTGGGGTTTCCTATCTTAGAAGTGGAAGTCTACTGGAACAGCATACCAGTTTTTGTTGCCTTTGTCAATACTGTCAAGCATGTGTTCTGGATTAGTGCTTGCAGTGTGCATGTCATAGAAGTATGAGTTATAGTCCCATTGCCCTTGCAGCATATCAATCATCTTGCTGAGTGGGTATAGGTCAAAGTCATACTGCATGTTTCCAGAATAACTATCTAACTTAGCATTCAAATCAATGTTCTTCTCATTGAAAGACTTGCGGTAGTTATTGAATTCCTCTTTACGTGCTGCGGTAGCCCAGGAAATCTGTTCTAAAAACTTAGCACTGTCATTGTCATAACTAATAATATGATTAGGAGATGAAGCATATGGGTCACCGTCAACAAAACGGCCACCACCAACAACAAACCAATCAAACCAAGCACTGCCTTGATATTCGTCTACACCCAGTTCATGGTTTAGGGTGTCCTCAACAGTTCGCATTGCCATATCTTCGTTGTCTGCTTGAACTGCTATATATTGTAATACATGCATTAGGGTATACTTTCTCTAGGGTATATCTATTATCTCAAAGACTTAGGCAGTTGTCAAGTCATTTTCAAAAGATTTTAGGTATTCCTCGGCGGTAGGCAGACTATCAAAACTAAACTTAACAGTCTTTCCACCATAAACAGATACAAACTCTCTAGTCTGATAGTCTAGGGCATACATACCTTCACAAAACAGTTCGTCACTTTCAAAGCCACGGTCATCCCATAGAAGAACTTCCTCATTAGAATAAACAATGACCTTTAGAATGTCTACGCCTGTATCACGTGACAGAGATGGAAAAGCGATACCATAACCATTTGGCTCATTTCGCAGCGATTCCCATTTAGGCTCATCTGAATAAACATCATACGCTGCTCCAACCTCATTATCATTTGTGGTTAGGCGACACTTGACAAGAGATTTCTCAATCTTATCAAGCATTCCGTGCTCTGAAATAAATAATAGAACACGTGTGCCTGAATACTCTGGATAGCCATCCCATTGTCCGTATTGTGCAACACGGATTTCACCAGTTTTATCAATTACTTTAGTTAGATTGCGAGTTCCCATTGGGGCTACTTTCTATTGGGGTTAGTTAAATATATTATACGCTGAAAAGTCTGATTTGTCAACAGCGAATCTCTGTGCATCCATCCATGCTGCCTCGCCAAAGAAATACTTAGGGCGATCTGATTTGGGGGAAACCTTATAATAGTCGTAATACTTGTCTGATTCATACACATCTACACCACCATTGTGGAAGATCCTTGTCCATGTAGTGGATGACGTAGAGGGTTTTTTATTTGCATATACTTTCATACGATAATTATCCCAGAACTGGGGGATTTTGTCAAGTGTTCGTAATTACTTTTTTATCATTAACTATCTTATGTAAGCTTGGGCCAGGCCCCTGTTCTACTCCTGCTCAATATTAAGACTAGCAAGCAAAACCTGCAAAGCCATCTTCGACGGTATCACATCAAGTGATGGATTGTCAATGGCATTCTTGATAGTCTTTCTAACATAGTCAAGCATGTCCTGCATACCCTGCTCATATCCAATTGTTTCCATCTCACTCATTACTGGCATTTGTTGTGTCCAATCTTTTTAAAATAACTCTTCCATTTTTTACCACATTCAGTACAGGCATACCAGTCATACCAGTCATTGCCCTTGTGCTTACGAACAGGTATTGCCATTAGCAACTCCCATCATTAGGTATCTGGTCTTCTGGAACACCCATCATTCTTAGGACAGACTGACTTCTGTTGATAAGACCCTCTAGGTAGTCACCAAAGGAATCGTTGATGTCTAGTCCCTCTTTCTCTCCAATGAAGAGTTGAGTATCACTAATAAGAAAATCAATAATCTGTTCGTTAGTCATTGTCTTCGTCATTGTATGCTGCTCCGTTCATTAGAATGTATGCGTATTCGAGAGCGTCTAGCCAACCCTCAGCATGCTTGCGTTCCATCGTTTCATCAAAGTCATAGCCAGACCTTTCCTCTACTCCGATGGCTTCAGCAAGTGACACTCGTGCCTGTTTGATTTCTTGTTCTAGGGCTTTTAGATTCATTACTTTACCTTTGCTAACATCTCTGATAGTTTTATTAGTTGTTCAGGGGTGAGATTGTTCAATACATCTTCATTGATTAGATTTCCATTTGTCCACATAGAAACCATTGTAGCGTTAGGGTCAGACATTTATAAAATCCTCTGTTTCAAAGCAATCATCCATATAGTATTGTTCTGGGGTAGTTACGTATGACTCTAAGTCAGACTGGGCAGCAGAATCCCATTCCTCCTCTGACCAATCTGATTCACCAGGGACAGTAAAGGTGATCACTGCGTAGTCGTTGATAAACCTATAAGTCTTTATTTGTTTACTCATTGTTATCCAAACTTCATCATCTCGAATTGTAGCCAGTCATCAAATTCATACTGGCAATCTGTGCATAGGGGGTGAACTGAATTTACAGGGTCGTAGTCTAGTTCTTCTTCACATTGATAACATTTGTTCATAGTTTCTACTTTAGCAATACCCTCAGACATTTATTCTTCTTCCTCTAAAGAGTCATCGTAGCAATCTTTACACATCCACTCGTCGTAGATATCTTCATCTCCACAACGGTCACAACGCTCAAGTTGGCATTCATAGCCACTACAGCCTTCGTCGCCACACTCAGAGCATTCATCAAACTCTGATTCACCTTGACCAATCAAAGTTTCAAAGCCCTCATTAGGGTCACCTTCAACAGTTGAAACAGCCTCAACAAATCTCAAGCCACAACTTTCGGCATACCAATGCTTGATAGTTTCATACATCTCACCAGCAGACATCTCGTCTTTGGTGTATAGAGGGTCATACTCATACTCACGCATTTTGGCAACTTGTGCGTCATCCATCAAGACGTAGATTTTGTGGCAGGTATCAAAGGCAATAGCCTTAGCGTCTTCCATCTTTTCATAGACTAGAGTCCAGTCAATCATTATGTATCCTTTCTAACTTACAACTAAAGTATAAAGGTAGGGTCAGACATTTTAGTCTTCCCATTCAGAAGTGTCTTGTCCGTTTAGAACAGCATTAGCATAGTCATAGCGGTCGTTATCGCTAAGGGAACCTAGTAGTTCCATCTGCTCATCAGTAAAGGCATCGTGGTCAGCAATAATAATCTTGCCACCTCCGTAGTTGCCATCCTCAGAGAAGTAAAGTCCATCATATTCAACATAAGCCATTGGGGGTATTCCTTTCGTTACTTGTCTATTATAGGGGTAGCCACCGACATTTATTCTTCGGTATCTCCAAGGTCACATGGGTGCATCATGAACTGAAAACCAACATCATTGTAGTCTGCTCCAACAAAGTCAGTGTTGCAGTATTCACAGGTCATTTCCATAACTCTCCTTTGACTACTATTATTATCTCAGATACCTCTGACATTGTCAAGAACCTGGGAAAAATATTTAGTGTTCGTAATTCGTTCTTCGTAATTAGATATATAAATAACCTTGGGGCCAGGACCGATCACGCCAACCCCCCAGCTGTCAAGCCAGGGAGTCAGCGTGTCGCTTGTTATGCCATTACAGACTGCTGAACAATCTTTAGCAAACGGTTTTTCTCTGCGTTCACCATTGGGTCAAAGCCAGAAGCAGAAGCGAGGATAGACTCGTTAGAGCCACCACGTCCTGAACGATACCAGTCTAGGCGTTCAGTTAGAGCGTTGAAAGCACCCCAAGCAGTTCCGCTAATGGTGTTGTTGTAGTCACCAACATAGATAGACTGAAGCAAGTCAATCTTAGTGTCATACTTCTTGAATGAACCCTTAGCGTCCTTTTCTGGGGCAGGGTAGGCAAGTTCAACAATCTTATCAAACTGAGCCTTAGTGATTTCCTTTTCAATCATAGCGTTAGCCATAGTTGAGAACTCGTCAATGT